GGCGTTTTGGCGTTCAAGGCAATAGAAGTGTCGGTTGCAGCACTAGAAAACTTTTTGGGTCTTGGTACAAAGATACGAGCAAAAAGTATGTCTGGGCAAATAGAAGCGGACGATTTAGAGCTGTTGTATCAATCTCTGGAGCGACAGTATGGAGATATGCGTTTTGAACTTGGTAGAGAATCTGTTCCACAGGTTCCAGATGTAATGAGACTAGAACACCTCATGACACAGTTTGTTGATGAGGGTGGAGATATTAACGACGTTGAGGGATTCGAGAACTTTGTAAAAGAGGATTTTCGTATTCAGGCTGAAACAAGGGCAACATTAGAGGGGTTGACTAACCAACAATGAGTACATTTCAACGCCCACAATCCCTAGATTTTATCCCAACAGAGGAACAGCCCTTGCCACCAGACATCCTTACCGAGTTACGGTTGCGCAAATTACAGGTTAGTGGCAATCATGTGCAACAATTACTTGCAACCGATAACCTTGCATTACTGAAACAACAAGATCAAGACGCGTTCCAACAGCGCATAACATCTGGACGCGCGGGTGGAACCATTTTCAACGACTTCCTTAACATAGGCGGTTCGTTAGCAACTGACTTAAACCTCGCCGTCGTGCGTGCCTTGAGGTTGGGAAAGGGTGCAATAGGATTTGGTTCACCGTCTAGGCGAGAACTTCTAAAAGATATGGGAGAGGGATTTGCATTCTCGCTTGAAGATTTGGACGAAGCACTTGTATCACAGACAACCGACTTTAGACAGGGCTTGGTAGGAAATGTCGGAATAACAAGGACTATTGGAAGGTTTACTATTGAAACCGGACTGATGGTTGCACAGTTTGTGGGGGCAGCAGCGGTTCCCGGTGGTATCCCCGCGTTGGTCGGGTTGCAATCTAACTCTATTGGCGTTGAGGTGTTTGATGAGTCGGGAAGTTTGACCCAAGGCACGGTTGCAGCAGCAATACACTTCGCAACCACAATGACGATATTTAAGTTCGGCGGCGCATCACTAAAGAAAGCGTTTGGAAAGGGAAGGCCAAGCAGGAAAGAGTTAGAGGCGTTGGGGAATATGCTTGTAAAGGGACGTATTACCAATGCGGCGGAATCTATGTTCCACGTACTGAAGATAGTTCCAACAACCGCCGCTTTACGTAACGTAGAACAAGTACTTAATTCACTTGCCCAAAACATGATACAGCCGGCACACAGGATAGAGCGATTTGAATTAACGTATGAAAACTTTGTTGCGACCACAAAAGCGGGTTTAGAGGAAGGTGCTGTATTTGCATTACTGCCAGTTGCCACAAAGGGCATTGCTGCGGGCATACCAAGAAAACACATAAGAGAGGCGAAGAGAATTGTTCGACTGGGTGAGGCTGCTGAAGTTGCGACGCGTACAGTTCATGCAGTAAACTCTCGCCTTAACAGGGGTACCCCAAAAGAACAACAAGAATTACTAGACCGACTGGATGCTGTAGAGACAGAAAACCCGTTGTTTATATTGCTGAGAGAGGGAGTCAGAGAACAAATAGGTGCGGAAAAGAAGGCACCAAAGCCCAAAGAAGAGGTAAAAGAAGAGGTAAAAGAAGAGGTAAAAGAAGAGGAAAAAGAGCAGACACTAGACGAGAAATCAGAAGAACTAGAGGAGTTTGCCGGTCTTATGGAAACGACAGTTGGCGTTGATGCAGAGGGCGGAAATATCTTCGCAAAAGACAGGACTATCGAACCCACAGAAAAAGACCTAGACTTGGCAGATCGCCAGCGAGTTGCAAGCAGACCAGAAGAAGCAAAAAGACGCGAGAAAGATTCTATCCTTCGAATAAAGAGGAGGAAAGAGGAACCGGAAGATTTTGATGTTCGGCAAGCAGAAAAATTGAGCAAGGAGCAGAAAGCCACAGAACTAGAAGCGAGCGAGATTGAAGCCGAGTCTAATGTTGTAATATCACAACTTGTAGGATTTAAGGCAGATGTTGTGGTCAAAGAAATTAAGGCACGTATTGAAGAACTCGGCGCAGAAGAATCGACCCCGCAGACGGAACGAACTATAAAAGCCCTCAAAGACTCGTTAAAGATATTCGAAGAAACAATTTCACAGAAGCGGGAAGTTGAGGCGGTGGAGGGCAAGGTAGAGTTGCCAGCAGAACGGCCAATCACCGTAAAAGGAAAAACCGTTACCGTCGCAGATGCCATAAAACTTTTGGGCAGACAAAAAAGAACAATGTCAAGTGAGGAGTCTGCGCAGAAAGAGGCACTGGTTAAACAGTTGCAAAAGGACTTGGAAAGCAAAGACGCAAGCCCAAGGAAACTCGCCAATCTTTTGAGAGAAGAAAGAGATGGCAAGGCACCCACAATTAAAAAAATATTAAGAGAAGCGGGCAAAGAAGAGACAAAGTTAAGTACGGAAGAACTTGAAGCGGCAATCAAGTTGAGGGAACGGGCGGCTGCTAGGACAGAGCAAAAGAAATCGCAAAACCTTGCGATACGACAAGCAAAATTGATGATTGATGATGTTATACGAACAGTAAGGCGTGAGGCGAAACTGCTTAAAAAAGAGGGCAGGGAACGCGTAAAGGTATTCAAAGACTTCTTGGCGGGACTTGACAAGAATCTAAAACGAGATGCAGGCATCAATGAAATAGTCTTAAAGCGTGATGCTAAAGGCAGAGAGGTTATAGACAGTGTAGAGGAGCTAACAAGAGCGATTGCAGATGTTCAGACACGCCTCGACAACCAAATCACTAAAAACAACCTGAGCCGTATTGAGAATGCTACCAATCAGAGAAACACGAACACATCGTCGTTTTTGTCGCCAACACTAGACAGCACGCTAACTTCAATCATTCGTATCGTAAATCCAAAGCAAGCAGAAAAACTCAAGTTGAAAGATTCGGATGTAAACAAAGCATTAGACGAGTATGTAGAAAGCCGAGCAAGGTTATTTGACAGACCTGCGGATGAGGTGAGGGTAGAACAAGAAATTGCTGCTGTTAAAGAGATTCTAGCGAAAGCAAAAAATGAGGGTATGGATAGTCTCGATGTTGGTGAGTCAAGCGTGTTGGCACAATTTATTGAGGGGCTACGTGCGCAGAACACGATACGACGTGCCTCTGAGAAAAAAGCCCTCAAGGAGGAGGCGGATAAAAACGCTGACTTGGTGTTAGAGGAGTTCATTACAGCACAGGGTGGCAAAGTTAGGGCGATTGACCGTGACCCCGTGACCGGCAAGATAATTGCGAGCAGGTTCCCGTTGGCTGGATTATCAGTGCAACTCGTTAAAGATTTATCGTTTGGGCTACGGTTCAATGGGCGGTTAGCGGATATTGTTGAGTTTTTAAGTGGCGGAGATCGCACTGTTGCACACAAGATACTTTACAAAGACATTGTTTCGGCACAGAGAGAAGCAATGGACTTGCAGATGAACTTTCACTCGCTGTGGTCAAAGGTGTGGAAAGAACACGGTGTCAAGGACATAGCGGATTCCCTGTTTAATCCGAAGATAAAGGGACGTGAAGAAACAGTTGTAATTAAAATGCCAGAGGGAACTCCAGACTTGGTGATGACTATGGGCGAAGTTGTGGGGTATCGGATGAGCGCAACCGACCCCGGCACCCGTGCCGACCTTTTGAATAAAAAGGGTGGAATATATTTAGAGGGCAGGGAGAAGGGCGTAGACCACAGCAAGGCTGAACACGACATAATCATGGAACAAACTAAAGACACGCCTGCTGCGCGACTAGCAGACGCGAATATTGATTTCATTAACAGAAGAGAAGTCGTTAAACTGGTACAACGCTATGGTCTTGAAAACTTTGGCATAGACTTTATTGTAAACAAAGAGGGTAACTATGTTCCCAGTCGCAAGAGAAGTCGAAAGGTAGATCGAAAGAAAGAAGAAGAAAGGGCGCAAGAAACACCGGCAGACTTGTTTGAAGCCGTGGGTCGCAATCTTGGAATTGAGAGGGGTCAGCCCGCCATTGGAGACAGGTCGATTGTTAAAACGCGGACAGGTGTTAAAACAAAAGACGTTGTTATTCGTGATGGATTTGACATCGTTAGCGATTACATACACGCTGTCTCTATATTGACCACAGTTGAAGTGCCGTTAAGAAAAGCAGAATCACTACTAAAGAAACCTGAAATACAAGAATTGTTCGGATCACGTAAGGGAAACACCCGTGGTATGTTCAATGACATCTCAAGCGTGTTTTATAGTGAGATGAAGCGTAGAGAACGGTCGTTTACAACCAGATTCAATACAGCCGAGACCATGATGCGCCGACTAAGGAATAACATAGTAACCGCCAACCTTGCATTTAATCCCATAATTGGCATGTATCAACCCGTATCGATTCTTGGTGCGGTCGCGTATTGGGGCAAAGAGGGTGTTGCTGCTGAATTGTCTACAAGTAGGGAGTTCTTGTTTAGGTCTAAGGGTAACAGGTTTGCTGAAGTCAACGCAAGAATGCTTGCTAAAAGCGGGTATGCGTGGAGACGCAGGGCAGTCGGTAACGCCTTTGCGATTGCGAACGCCGAACTGGTTGCGGGCAGAAACAAGACCGTGTTTGTTGCAGGCAAAAAATACGGCAGGGAATCAGCAGGGATGTTCCTCATAATGGAGGCGGACAACTTTGCTATTACATCTATCTATCGCATGGCTGAAATAATTGTGGCAAAGCGGTTCGAGAGAGATGGTCGAAGCATAGAAAAAGAACAAGAACTTTATGATGAAATGGTAAAACAAGAATTTGCAGATGCCGTTGACGAGACACAGCCAACCTTTGACCCAACATCAATGAACGGCATGACCGTCCGCGCAACAACCACTTCACCAGAAAATCGAAGTATTGCCTACAACTATCTTGGTATGTTCCGTGGTTTTGTAAGCAAACTCAATGCACTACAGGCAAGGGGAATTATGCGTGCAAGGGTGGAATACGCGAGGGGCAATCTGGGCGCAGCAGCCAAGCACATTAGTTATGCGGCATCTTTGACTGTTCCAGGAACACTCATGATACCAATAATCAGGAACGTGGCAAAGGCGGGCTTAGTGACAGGTCTTGGTCTTGCGTTTGGTGTAGAACAAGACTTTGGCAAGACTGGGCTAGAAACAGCAGAGCGGACCGCGATAGACGAGATTGGGCAGATAGCGGGAATATCTTTGCTTGGCGATTTGATTTCTGATGCTATAACCTCGTTTACTCTTGAGCAGCCGATAAAACCAGAGTTTAGTCCCGCTACCGCAACATTTACACAAGCTGTACGGTCTTTCAACCAAGTCGTAAATACAGACCCGAACAATAGAACCGGAATGGAAAATCTTATTGTTGGGCTAAACGCGGCGAGGGCGGTACAATCTGGAGCAGGTATTACAACATTCCCTAACTCCATATTGATACGGTTTGCAAGAGATGTCATTAAAAAAGACGAAGAAAGGCGCAAGAAGGAAAGGGGCGGAACTAGAAAATGACCGTTTCTACAACACAATACTATGTGAACATCACTGGAACCGGAACACTGAACGAGGAATTTGCGTTCTCGTTTAAGCATGGCGGTGCCAATGAAATATACGTGTGGGTCGCCGATGCTAATGGTGTGCTGGAACGCAGGTTTGTTGGGACAGACTTTATTGTGTTTGACAATAAGATTAGGTGGCAGGGTGTAAGTCCTACAACAAGCGTAAGGATACAACGCCATCTACCACAGAATCAGTTAAATAGGTATAGGGAAGCCACGCCAACAGCATACGAAAAGATACTTGACGATGTTGCTGCCAGAACACAACAGGGCTTAATCAACGATCCGCTACAAAAGAATCAGTGGAGTGCTAATGACGACAAAATCTCAAACGTTCGTGATGGCGTGTTGGATGACGACCTAGTGACCAAGAAGCAAGTAGATGATGATGTTGGTGGCGGGACAGATGATGGAACTGTGTGGAATATAGGTGCGGGCGATGTAGGGAAGTACGCAACAAGCAACGGCTCTGGATTTGATTGGCAAAGTTTCACCAACATGCCTGACCCAAAGGGGCAAGAGGGCAAGACTCTGGATGGTACACCAAGTTGGGCTGATATAGATAACGTGCCGTTGGCATCAAGTGGAACCGCAAATGATGTATTAAAAGACGTTGATGCTAAGCCGACGTGGACAACAGTAAGGGAGTATCCGAACGACGGGACAGCAGACCAAATACTTTCTGTTGAAGATGATGGTGGCGGGGGAAGGCAACAGGTATGGAGAAACTATCGTGGCGTTCCTAAATACTTGCCCGCAAACGCCATGTCTGTCTTGACGCAGAAGGATGCTGCAAACACAGACGCGCTACGTAACGAATTTGTAGAGCATTTTGGTGTTACTAATATAGAAGTAACGGGTACACTTGGCGACCACACGGGTACGGACGTTGTTGACCATCAGGTGTACAAGGCAACATTCACAAATCACCTTGGTGTTGTTCCGGACTTTATACATATAAGCGCAGGAACGTACATTCCCGATGACGCTAATGGCGACTTGTTAGGAGCTCCATCTTCGTTTATTATCAATATCGTTTCAATGACCGCAACAACCATAACTATTGCAGCAGCATCCCTATTGCACGAAACAGCTGCAAATGATGATCCTACTTACACACACGAAACTTCTGTTCAAATACCACTAAACATACTATGGGTTAAAAGATGACTGTACCAAACGCATTAGATGAAATTAAATACAAGGGTTCTGGCATAGACAAAGAACAGTTTTACTTTCCGTTTACCGTCAGGGACACTTCTGTTCTATACGTGTACACGATAGATTCTGCTGGCGTTGAAACAGCCAAGGTGTTAGACACAGACTATTCTGTTGTGTTAAGCGAAACGGGTGAACAGGGAGATGGCGAAGGGGACTTTGGGTTGGTTACTTGGATTGGCACTAGTCCCACCGATACTGTGTGGATATTCAGACGAGAAGAGCCAAAGCAAAGCAACACGTTTACTGGAACCATAGATTCAGACAAAGTAGAGCAATCTGCCAACCGCATAGCAGAATCCTTAACCATGAGCCTGAACAGGGATGACGAAGATCCGTCAACTTTTGGGGCGGGAGACAAGAAGTTAATAAACTCTGGACAACCTGTCAGGGGCAGCGATGGCGTGACAAAGAAAAATCTTGACCTAACGTCCGCAGATGCCGGACTTGATGTACCAGCCACCGCAACAACGGGTTTTTTGCTAACTCCAAACGATATGTTGCCGTCTACGCCATCTGTTGAATGGTCCGAAAAATTTGATTATCCGGCTCTGCCGGCTGAACCAACCGATCTATTGGAATCTACGGGAACAGGAGACAGTTTCCAGTGGTCTACACACAGGTGGGTGCCGCTTCCTGACGGTCTGGGTACAGACGAGTTTTTGACAGAAATAACCAAAGACAAGATGGACTGGCGGCAGGTTTGGGAAGTACCAGATCCGGGAAGCCTGTTAGGACAAGCACCCTCAACACTTGCAGAAATAGACTCCGTAGTTGGTGTAGACATACAAGATAACATCATTTGGCAACCGGTAATAGAGACAACCGAACTCACCGATGCACAGGCCGACGACAGGTTTATTATCCAAGATAGCACAGGTGTTAATCATGGAAGGCGGTACGTGTATGGAACGGAGAGTCTAACTAAAACCAGCACAACGAGTACCGACAAGCATACAGATACTGTCAGCACTTTTTCGATTGCCCACTGGCTTGTGGACGATACTGGAGCTTCAGCAAAACCCGATATGGTTTGGTTACAGGTTGAATGCCCAACTGTAAACACGGACGATTATCCGGTGTTCACAGCATATCTAAATAACCTAGATGAACAACACGATGGCGACCCGTTGGGAATATCTGCAACCAGATTAGAGGGCAAGATTGTTATGTGGAACGCGAACGAATATGGAACGGCAGCCGCCCTTACGTGGACAGGAAACGCGACGGTGAAATTACATTGGATGGTGAGTGGCAAATAATGACTATTGATTCAACAATTCGAAAATCTACATTTACTGGTGATGGGACCACTGGGCAAGTTTTTACAGTTCTGTTTGCAATCGAAAAACAAGCAGACGTTGTTGTGTATGACGGGAGCTATTTGCTGCAACTAACAGACGACTACACAGTTAGCGGCGAGGGTTTGCCCGGAACAACACCCAACCAGTTCACTGTTACCCTTGTTAGGTATACGAACAACACTGTAACTATTTATCGCGGTGCTTCTATCCCAACACAAACAAAGACAATATCTACTGGGTTCCAGACAAAAGACATGGAAACTGGGTTTGATAAATCTGCTATTGCAACATCTAATACGCCACTAGCATCTGATGGTTCGAGCATAGATTTAACTGGTGGGCGAATGCAGGAAACCGCAGACCCGACACAGGATAAAGATGTAGCCAACGTAGATTACATGCAAAGAGAGTTTTCAAAGAAGGGTAAAATTGCTTCCCCTGTCTCTGGGACCGATGACAATAAAGCCCTGTACTCTAAAAGCACGACAACTGTTATCTGGAAAGAGGTGTTTGATGTTCCCTCTGCACCGGGAACCCTTAGACTTCTAACGGTAGATTGGGACGGTGTTCCTAAATGGACTGTATTCCCAAGTTTCGCGCCTGTGTTCTTGAACAAACCCGTCTATTATCTATCTCTGGATACCGACGGAACGACCCTTGTTTGGAGGGATATTGATACTCTTCCATTTACAACAAACACAACCCACAAGGATGCAATCTTTTGGCAACCTGCTGGCAATGTTGCCTTTAGGGAAAAAAGATTTTTGCCATTCGTGCCACCGCAGGGAGAATATGTCCTTGGCGTTTCTGGTGGCGGAAGTATTACGACCCAATCGGTTCTCTCTACAAAAGTTTCCTACCTGAAAGAGGCAGCGGCAGACTCAAACTTTTCTGCCCAAACAACGTTTTTTGTTAAAGACAGAATCAGTGCAAGACGGCACGGTATCTTAGAATGGGACTTAAGTAGTGTAACTGGAGTAGACAGGGACACGATTATTAGCGGAGAGATGCAATTAAGTCTCGCCCTTGGTAGTGGAACAGCACTGAAGGCAAAAATAGCAAGGCTGATTACGACTTTTGTTGAAGCCGATGTAACCTGGAACGAAAATGAATCGGGAACATCTTGGGATTGGCAAGCTGGTGCGTTCGCTGATGTTGATTTAGATATGGAAACCTATACCATGAGTATAGGAAGCGGCGGAGACACAACAGTAGACATAACGGGTCTTGTCTTAGATGCGATTGAAAACAGGTCGGGCATATTGCGGATATTGATTTACAGCGATAACCCACAGGCGGGTACTGTTAGTTCAAAGTTTGATTCTGATTTAGGTGCAAACCCACCCAAAATAGAAATTAAATCTGCTCCAGCACGTACCCTCGAATGGAAAGAGAGTGGTTCTGACCCAATACAGAGAACAATTCAGCCGTCTGGTGGCGAACTAGTAAACACACAACCACACATAACATATTCTAATTTAGAGGATATACCACACGGATTTTCTACAGATGTGTCTATATCAAGTTGTTCCTTTTCGGCAGATGCTTCGACGGTGGCTGACCCAGACACATACGCCTCAATGATTGGTCCGCACCTAACGTGCCAATATGGAAACGATCAGGTGATTATCTTCTCGTTAAACATAGATTTAACCCAAAGCGGCGGTGCTGGATTGTTTGATTTTCCTCATATATCTTATTTTGTATATCCAGAAACGAGCAACGGATGAGTAAAGTAGAACGAGAATTTATGGAATTGCTAGAAGAACTGGAAACAGCCTCTTCTGAAAATCAGTTGTCTGAACTCTATTTTAGAACTCATGAGCAGGGACAGGTGGGTGGTCCGTATGATTGGCAAGTGGAGTTCCACGACCGTGGATACGACTGCAAAGAAAGAGCGATAATTGCTGGTAACAGATGTGGCAAGACAAGACCGTGTGCTGCAGAAGTTGCAATCCATGTTACTGGCTTATATCCACCGTGGTGGAAGGGCAAGCAGTTTACGGTTGGAAACGACTGGATTGTCGCAGCACCAACTAACGAGTTGTGCAGGAACACGCTACAAACCGCTTTGGTGGGTCAAATGAAAGAGGGCGAGAAGGCTCCTTCTGGCACTGGATGGATACCAGCAAGTCTAATACTTGATTATGGGTGGAGACAGTGCGGTGTTAGCAACGTCATGGACACTATTCGTATAAAGCACTCGTCCGGATCTGTGTCAACAATAGCATTTAAGTCGTATGAACAGGGATCTATTAAGTTTCAGTCTGTTTCCCTTGATGGCGTGTGGCTTGACGAAGAACCAAGAGATTATGAAATTTACACAGAATGTATCACCAGAACATTTGATAAACGAGGTATTGTGATGTTTAGTCGTACCCCGCTTTTTGGATTGTCAGAGATAATTAAGCACTACACAGATGGAGGAGAGGGCATTTGGTATAAGAATGCAACGTGGGATGACTCCCCGCACCTCGATAGAGACGCGGTAGAACAATTATTATCGAGTTACCCAGAGCATGAACGAGACACGCGGTCCAAAGGTGTTCCCATGATGGGTAGTGGCGGTGTCTACAACATTCCCGATGGGATGATTATGTGCGAACCGTTTGAAATACCTGATTATTTTAGGCGGATATGTGGCATCGACTTTGGTATTGACCACCCTGCCGCTGCTGCGTGGATTGCGTATGACGCTGATGCTGATACGATATATGTCTACGATTGCTATAAAGAGCGAAATCAGACGGCGGCATATCATGCGGCTGCCATTCGGAGTCGGGGAAGTTGGATTCCTGTTTCGTTCCCGCACGATGGCATGATTCGGGACAAGGGCGGCGGTGTTGCTCTTAAAGAACAATATATTGCTCATGGGGTCAACATGCTTGGCTTCTCGGCACGTTATGATGATGACAAGGGTGGTGGGCAACCTCGGGAACCCGCAACCATAGATATTTTAGAGCGTATGCGTACCGGACGGTTTAAGGTTTTTAACCACCTAAATGAGTGGTTCGAAGAAAAACGCATGTTGCACAGGAGAGATGGCAAAATTGTTCCTGAACGGGATGATATTGAGTCAGCAACGCGTTACGCAGTAATGATGTTACGATGTGCTACGTCGCATGTCGATAGTAATACCCCAAGGCAGAGTAGGGTTATTAACGATTTTTGTCCTCTGCAAGATTATTAAGGAGGTTTATCATGGGTGGTTTATTCCCAAGTTCGCCTCGCCCAACACCACCAGCACCATCACCGCCACCAATGCCAACAGCTGCCCCTGTCGCAATACGGCAATCAGCAAAGGGCGTGGCAGATGTTGCAAGTCGACGAAGGCGGTTGCTTGCTAATACATTCAAAACAACACGCTTGGGCGGTGGCACTAGCGGTACTGTTGGAACAAAAACTCTTTTGGGTAGTTAAATGTCTAAACTCCGCGACTACAAGAAAGAATACCGTGATTTTCATGGCAAGCCCGAACAAATTAGGCGCAGGGCAGCGCGCAATAAGGCGCGTACCCTGCTTGGCTTGAAGATGGGCGATGGAAAAGAGGTTGACCACAAGAAGCCCCTGAGCAAAGGTGGTGGCAATGGTAAGAAGAATCTTCGACCTGTATCTAGGCGAACAAATCGTAAAAAGGGAGCAAAATAATGCCTCTTAATCCAGAACATATTATTAAATCTTTCAAAAAAGCCAAGAGCGACCGCGCTAATTGGGACAACCATTGGCAAGATGTGGCTGATTTTGTGCTTCCTAGCCGTAGTTTTAACACAACTCGCGCAAAGGGTTCACAGAGGCGTGGTCGTATCTATAACACAACTGCCCCTGAAGCCGCAATTCAACTTGCCGCTGCCCTTGAGGGCATGTTGTTTAACACTGGTATACGGTGGTTTGAATTAACGACTGAGGACGAGGATTTGAACAAAAGGCAAGAGGTTCGAAGATGGCTTTATGATTCAACGAACCGAATGCTTGCCTATTTTGACAATTCCGCCACCCAATTCAGTGTTAGTGGTCACGAAATGGCTATCGACCTTGTTTCATTCGGAACTGGGGTTACTCTGGTTCAGGAAAAAGACGGGATGCTCAAGTTCCAAGCAAGGGATTTGAGCGGGATTTATGCAAAGGCGGACGATTCTGGAACCTTCACAGATGTCTTTAGAGAGTTTGAAATGCCCGCATGGGAAGTGGTAAAAGAGTTTGGCACTCAGAACGTAAGCGAAAAAACGCGAAAACTAGCCGAAAGCCCAGATAAACAAGACAAAATGATACAACTTGTCCATAATGTTTATCTTCGCGTAGAGAGAGATCAGACGCGTCGGGATAGCACGAATAAGTCTTGGGGTTCCGTATATATCGAAGTGAATTCGAAACACCTATTAAGAGAGGGCGGGTTTGACGAAAACCCATACATTATTGCTAGATGGGGCAAGGCCGCTGAAGAGGTGTATGGAAGAGGTCCAGCAATGGAGGTTCTTCCGTCAATACGAGTAGTCAACGCGATGGCGAGGACAATCCTAGAGGCAGCAGAGTTGTCCGTACGACCACCCATTGTTGTTACGGCTGGAACCATGGAGGGTCCAATCAGAACGGCTCCCGGCTCAATTATGTATGTCAGGCAAGGCACTAGGGATGTTCCACAGCCATTCAACAGTGGTGCTAGACCAGATATAGGCGAACAAATGATGGAGAGAGAAGAGGACAAGATTCAAAAGGCGTTTTTTGCAGACAGGTTGAGTTTGCCCCAGAACGACCGGATGACCGCAACGGAAATTATTGAACGTAGACAACAGGGTCTATTGATTATTTCTCCAATACTCTCCCGTCTGTATGCAGAATGGTTAAATCCAGTCATCCAACGCACGTTTAAGTGGATGTTGAGCAGGCAGATGCTATTTGACCTACCAGACGCTCTGTCTGGGGTTCAGTTGAAAATTAACTATATTAGCCCTCTGGCTGTAAGTCGTCGTGCCAGCGTCTCTCAGGCGTTCCTAACGGCAATGAGCGCGGCACAGACATTGGTGCAAGTAGACCCAACCGTTATGCAAAATCTGGATGTTGACGGTATATTCAGGTCACTCATGATTAACAACAATGTAGACCCATCATTCTTGCGTACCAAGACACAGGTTGATGAGCTGAGGCAACAACAACAGGAACAAGAGGAACAGGCAATTCAACTATCACAAATACAGGC